CAAGTTTTTCTGCTCTTACAATTGCTTGCTTCATAACATCGGCTGCACCCTCCATATCATTCTTATTAAGATCATCAACGGCACATATAAGATTATCAACTGTTAGATAAAACATTGACTTATTTTGATCTTCATGATTAGGCACATAAACCATAGCTCCTGGACCTTCATTCTGATAAAACTTCTGATAATAATCACACATATCTATGCAAATTCTTTCTATTGTTAATTTGTATAGTTTTGCCTCATCTTCTCCTGTAGCGGAACCAATTAATTTATTTAACAGTTTTATTCTTCTATTAGTCATTTAGTTTTTACCTCTTCTACATTCTTACTATCTTTTAATTTTTTGTCAATTTTTACAAATTTAGCTAGTCCTGATTTTCTTAGTGTTTCTAATAGTTTTGGTAAAGGTCTATATAAAACAACTGCCTTTTGCATATTTCCTATTTTTTTTATTAATTTACCATTTTCATCTCGTAATTTAGCTAGTTCTCCCTGTCTAATTAAATATTCAGCTACACATCGATATCTTCTTTTCTCTGCAAGATTAATTTCTGGATATCTATCACATATAGTACTGGTTTTCATGTCACTGAAAGTAATTCTTATTTGATCTGCCAATGATAGACCTAATACTAGATCAGTTGTACTAGTCTCATAGCCTGAAATGAGATCTAAATATCTTCTTAAATCTGCATTAGAAAAACTACCTGATGGAGGTATAAATATTTCTACTTGTTCTATTAGAGAATCACATAACTTTTTTCTAAAATTTTTTGTGGTTACAGATTGGATATCTAAATTTTTAAATCTATAACTTTGATAAGTATTATCAGGGTCTTTTAGAGGAGCATAATTAGTAGTATCTAGAATATCTAACCAATCCTCTGTTATTTCTACTGGCATCTGAGGATCATATTACATGTATCTTTTTAAAACATAGCTTACTTTTGATAATCTTCCCAATCTTAGCTACTATCAATGGAGAAGAGATATTTTTTAATTATGCGTCGTCCAAT